ACCTTGAGGACCGGTCGGTCCGGTCGGCCCGACGATCGTCACGGCGACCCAGTTGCCGCCAGGAGGGTTGTCGTAATACGAATAATGGGTCGTGAGCGCGGAGTAGATCAGCCCTCCGTATTCAACGACATCTCCGGCCGTGTAGCTCGTGTAATTCGCCCAGGTCCCGCGCATGTTGCATGGGACGCCGTTGGCGCCGGCCGCACCCGTGTCGCCAGTCGCGCCCGTATCGCCCTTGCTAACGACCAACGACCAATTCCCAGGATTGCCGACCGGATCGTAGCCGGCCGCGCCGATGTAGCTCGTCATCACATAACAGCTGCCGTTGTACTGCACCGCGTCGTTCACTGTGTAGGTCACGCCGTTGTCGTACGCGCCCAGGAAGTTGAACAGCATCGATCCAGGCGTGCCCGCCACGCCTTGCGGCCCGGTGTCGCCGACGGGTCCCTGGATTCCCTGGGGTCCTTGCGGACCTTGCGGTCCGACGCTGCCCGCAGGGCCTTGAGGGCCCGTGGCCCCCGTGGCTCCAGTGGCTCCGGCAACGCCCGCAGGACCCTGGGGTCCCGCCGGTCCAGCCGGTCCCGTCGCACCCGTGGCTCCGGTGGCACCCGTGGGGCCCGCAGGGCCCGCAGGGCCTACAGGGCCCGCCGGTCCGGTGGCACCGGTCGCACCCGTCGCACCCGTCGGTCCCGCCGGGCCTTGCACGCCCGCAGCGCCTTCCAGGTTGATCGTCCACGACGAATAGGTGCCCGATCCGGTGTGCTGCGTCACATCGACGACCATCACGCCGGTCGTCGCGTTGTAGCTCGTCACAGTCGCGTGCATGTGGTTGCTCGCGTTGTAGACGATCGTCAGATCCTGCTGAATCGTCCACGCCAGGCCCGTCTGCGTCGTCAGCGTCGCGGCCCCGTTAACGACAGCCAGGCTCGTCGTCGATGTGCATGCGTATTTGTCGCCCTGCGCGCCTTGCGGTCCGACGGGGCCTTGGGGTCCGGTCGCTCCGGTTGCTCCCGTCGCACCCGCTGGTCCGACAGGTCCGACAGGTCCCGTGGGTCCCACGGGCCCTTGGATCCCTTGGATCCCTTGGGCCCCTTGCGGTCCCGTCGCGCCGACGCTGCCGGTGGCCCCTGTGGCCCCTGTGTCCCCTTGGGGCCCTTGGATTCCCTGCGGGCCTTGCAAACCCGCGGGGCCTTGGATGCCCTGGGGGCCTTGGCTTCCCGTGTCGCCTTTGACGCCCTGGGGGCCTTGAGGCCCAACCGGGCCGACAGTCAAGGTGACGGCACTCTGTCGCACCTTTCCGTCGTCCGCTTGGATCTCGCCGAGCCGGCTGATGATTGCGTTCACAGTCTCCAGGAGCTCGTTGAATTCAAGGTCGAGCTTGTTGCCGGGCTGCGGCACATTGGGCTGCAGCGTCGAATGGTTCGTGAAGTCGTACTGACGCGAATACGGATCGGGCGGCGATGAGGGCATGTTGATAACTTGTGAAAACCGGGAATAAGTGCAACGGCTCAAAATGTAGGACAAAGTTTTCTGGGTGCGGAAATTTTTCCGCGCGCGCCGGGATGAAAAAGAGTAAGAGAAACGGGGGAGGTAGGCGGGGGTCGATGGTGGACGATGGGCAGTAGGTGGTGGTGCATGGGGTGGTGGGTGGGGTGATCCCCTCGCGCGCGTGCGTGAGCACATTAGAGCGAGGGCGCCGATCGGGGTGGGGTTTGCACGCCGGGCTTTGCCCTTGCACGCCGGCCGATCGGCAGCAGGATGCCGGCATGCCCATCGCCCTATGCGCCCTTGCCCTGGCCTCAGTGACCGCAGATCCGGTGCCGGCCAGGTGGGTCCAGGCGGTCGAGGCGGTCGAGACCGGCAGCCGGAATGTCACCGGCGACCGGGGCGCAGCCAAGGGCGTGCTGCAGTGGCACGCTGCGGCCTGGGCTGACTGCAGCCGGGTCCGCAAGGCTGCCGGGCTGCCGACCTGGCCTTACCGATCCGCGTCGATCCCGGATCGAGCCCGGGCCTACGCCGAGACCTGGCTGTCGTATCTGCGCGCCAGGCTGACCAGGGAGATCGGCCGGCCGGCGATGGCTAACGAGACCTGGCTAGCCTGGAACCTGGGGTTTGAGGGGTTCCGGCGCTATCGGTTCCAGGCCTGGCACCCGGATCTACCGGCAGCCAGGTACGAGGCTGCGCAGCGGGTCCAGGCCCTGGCGCGTTGATCTTTTCCCATGACTACACCTAAGACACCGGCAAACATGCAGCAGCTGAAGGACGCCTGGAAGGGCGAGCTCCAGGTCAAACCAGGGCCGGGGGCTGCGCAGCTGACGGACCAGGAGCTGAGCTTCTGCGAGATCTACATCGGCAACGGCGGCGACGGGAAGCTGGCAGCTGAAGGCGCCGGCTACGCGGAACCGGTGGCTGCGCAAAAGCAGCTGCTGGCAGATCCGCGGATCCGGGAGCTGATCGAGGTCCGGCGGGACACGGAGATCAAGACAGCTGGGGCAACCAGGGCCTGGGGCGTGATCCAGCAGCTGATGACCGATCCGGCTTCGCCGGCCCAGGTCCGGTTCCAGGCAGCCAAGTGGACCCTGGAGGCTTCCGGGCATGGGCTGAGCGCGGTGGCTGCGAGCTTGCAGCTGGGGCTCAAGAGCTCCGGCAAACAGCTGCACCAGCTGAGCTTGACCGAGCTGGAGGAATTCGTGACCCGGGGCCGGCAAACCTTCGACACGCTGAAAAGCGCGGTAAAAGCTGGGGTTTCGCAAAAAGAGGGGGTTATCGACCTGGACGGGCCAAAAAAGTAGGCCCGTAAATGCCCCAGGAAGCCTTTTGATCTCCTGGCCTGGCCTGGGACACCCCTCACTGCAGCCAGCCCGGCTTTGGCAGCTCTGCGCGCTGATCTGAGGGTTCCCAGCTTTCGAGCTCAACCAGGACACCGGACTGATCCAGGGATGACCAGGTTTTATCCAGGTTGAGCCTGGCGACCTGGGAGTCATTGACCAGGAGCCCGGTGTCCTGGATCGCGTCCAGGACGAGCTTTGCCAGGTTGTCCAGGTCCGGGACCTGGGTGTGGGGCTTGTCGGCCCTGGCCTGGTCCTTGGTGGGCATGCGGAACCACATGCTGCAGCTAAGGGGGCCTTTGGGCAGCTCCAGGGGGATCTGGGAGACGGCAGCCTTGATCTTGGCCTTCCAGGCTGCGGCGAGGGGATCGGCGCAGCTGACGGCGCGTCCTTTGATGAACCTGGGCCTGGGTTGGGGTCTAGGGTGGCCCCGGACGATCACGATGACTTTCATGGATCTGATGTGAGGAAGGGGTCCGGCCTACGCGAGAATAGAGTTAACGGGTCGTGCCCCCTGGCCTTTAGGCCTAAGGGGGTTAACGACAGCCCGTTAGGGCGTCTTAACCTATCCCGTAGGGAGACTCACTTTCCCCTAATGTTTGCAGGGGTTTCATGCGTAGAAGGGAAAGGAAAACTTTCCTCTCGTTAGAGGCAAAGATCTACATTTTCACTGCCTAGCAGCTTTGCCTATCAGCCAGGGCCGTCGTAAATGCCTGGTGATCAGATCCATGGATCGCCGCGTAGAATCCGCGTGTGGAAGGCATGTTCTGATAGGCAAAACGCTACGCGACTGTCAGCTGATGGGCTTGCCTATCCGGGATTTTCCGAAAACCCTAGGAAAATGGGCCACATCCAAAAACGAGGAACTTTCCTCAAAATAACGGGCGAAAACAGCGAATTTCTCGATCCGGTGGGATCTGTGCCGCGCGTGATCCGGCGGCTGAAGCTGCCGGCCGGGCCGGTCGGATCCATGTTTGCCTGGTACCAGGACAGGCTGGACGCGCATCGGTGCCAGGTAAACGAGAGCCGGGTCCGCTGCGCGGATCGACGGGCGCAGAAGGCCCTGGCGATGCGCCGATACCGGGCCAAGGTCCGGGCTGAGCTGGACGACATCCGGAAGATCTGGCGCAAGGGCGACTGATCGGCGCCGGCCGGTGTCAGCGTATGCGCACGAGATCGGGCCTTTTATGTGCGTTCGGTAAACCCTGGAGGGTTTTCCGAACCGGAAAGGCTGGATTTCGCGATCATGTGCTGACAGCAGCGGGCACAAAAAGACCCTCCCTTGCTTTGCAGCAGCGGGGAGGGCCATCGTGGATCTGATCGTGCTGCCGGCGCCGATCGGCGCAAGGCACAAAAAAGGCCCCGGCGTGAGCCGGAGCCTTGAGACAGCCAACCAAACCGATCACCACCAGGACGAATAGAAGACGACCTTGCCGGCCTTGATGGCCTTGCGGGCTTTCTTGATGAAGGCCAGGTCGTCCGCTTTGTCTTCCGGGCTGCTGACGCCCCAGAAGAATCCGGACGCCTTGGGCAGCGCGCCGGCTTCGACGGCAGCCTCCAGCTGATCCAGATCGTGCTCCGTGAGGCGCACGAATTGGCCGGCGTTGAAGGCGGGACCCATCTCGGCCCGGGTGATGTCCCCTTCCAGGCCTTCCTTGCGGAAGTACAGGTCGGTCATCCACTGGTGGAGATCCGGGTGCTTGCGCCAGGTGTGGATCATGGTCGCGTCATCCGGGCTGTCCGGGTGCCACGACGGGAGTTGATCCACCCCCAGCTCGGTGCGCGTGACCTTGTCCGGGTCACAGGTGAGCGCGTACATGTCGAGGCCCATGTTAGGAGGCTTTGGACACGGACGCCTTGCCGTCCTTGATCTGGCCCACGACCGCGGCTGCGTCGAACAGCCAGGTCTTCTGGTCCGGGCCGGTCATCTGCAGCTTGCCCGACCGGCTGACATAGCCGGCGACGGAGTACTGCAGCTTGCCCTTGCGGGTGAGCAGCGTGACCTTGTCGCCGTACTGCAGCCCGTTCAGAAGGTGCTCGGACCAGGTGTTGAGCGCGTTGCGCTCGCGGGTGTGCTTGGCGCCGGTGTCGTCGAGGGTGCAGATCTTCAGCTTCATCTCGGCGCTCTGGTCGTCGTAGCGACTGTTGCCCGTCGTGATGCTGAGACCATGCTTCTCGGCGACGGCCTTGAGCGCGGTGTCGATGTCCAGGGCCAAGGCCTTGAGGACATCGGGGTTGAGGTTTTTGATCATGTTTTCGGTGTTTTTGGTTGGTTTGGATTAACTGACGGGGCTCGTCAGCCGGCGCGAGACGCCGGGACGCCCGGCCAATGCCGGTGCGTTTCGCCCTTGTTATCCGTAGATGACCTTGCCGTAGACCGCCGCTTGCAGCAGCGCGCCGGCGTCGATGACATCGATCTCACCGGCGACATCCTCGTCGCCGAGGATCAGCCGGGTGGCCTTGTCGAACAGCGCCGGCGGGATCTCCGGGCCCGTCTTCGGGATGCCGAGGATCTGATACCGCTCGCCGATCTTGGACAAGACGCCCTGGACGATGCGCCGGGCGAACCAGTCCGCGGTGACGCGGATGGGGTCCGGCTTCTCGTCGGTGTCGTACTTGCCGACCCGGTTGGGGTAGACAGTGACGGCGGCTTGGAACCCAAAGGGTCCGTCGGCGTGCGCGTACTGCGTCCACTGCGCGTAATCGTCCCGGGTGTACGAACCGCCTTCGACGGCGGTCACGATGACATAGGAGAAGGCCTCCAGCACCTTGGGCTCCAGGGGCTCGGTTTCCGGGGTGCTCACTTGGAACCCCCCTTCACCTTGGTCTTCACCTTGAGCGTGTAAGCGCTGTTGGCGATGCCGCCGGGCCCGATGGCATTGAGGTACAGATCCCGGAGCGCGTGCTCCGTACCGGTCTGCGAGGTCGTGGGGAAGCGGAAGTATCCGCGACTGTGGGCCTCGATGGCGCCCGGGCCCGCGTAGTTGAACACGAGGGCCAGCAGGAGCTGGTACAGTTGGCGCTCGCCGTAGACGGCCCGGCGCTTGTCGGCGTCGGTCCGGGTGGGCTTGTCCAGGATCTGTCGCGTGGTGTAATACCGCACCAGGCGTTCGGTCGGCTTGTCAAGGTAAGCCGGAACCTGTTTGGCAGCATGGTCGGCGAGCTCGCTCGCGGTCCACTTGCCGGGTTGGTTGTGTTTCATGGTTGGGAAAAAGGGATCGCCCCTCATAAATAGGACGGGGCGCCCATCGTTTTGGATGAGCGCCCCGTGGGTTCACTTCTTGCCGACCTTGGCCTTCAGCTTGGCGAGCTTGGCTTCCAGTCGCTTGATCTCGGCCTCGGTCTTGCTGGGCTTGGCGCCCTCGACGCCGTAGAAGGCGACGACATCCACGCCCTTGATGTCCGGGACGCGCGCACCGGCCGCGAGCCGGATGCCGATGAGCGATCGGACATTGGAGATCCAGAGGCGTTTGCACGCCGCCAGGTCGATGTCCTGCCCAGGCTTTTCGAGGGCCTGGTACGCGATGTGACCGAGGTTGATGAGGTTCGTCGTGAGCTTGGTGTTCACCTTGAAGGTGACATCCTTGCCCCGGTGAAACTTGGACTTGGTCGGCTTGCCGGCGGCTTGAACCGCGCCGGCTTCGGTGGACTGTGTGCCCGTGTCCACGGGGGTCGGCTGCTGCTTACGCATCAGTAGAAAGTGGCGCTCCCACGGGGAATCGAACCCCGGTCGCGCGGATGAAAACCGCGTGTCCTAACCGCTAGACGATGGGAGCTAAATTAAGCCGGCGCGGAGATGACGGCGCGCGCCGGTGGATACAGCCTGTATTACTGATCCGCGGTGTTTCTGGGCCGGTTGCCACCGGCGCCCTGTCTTGTCGTCCTCCAGCCTTACGGCTGAACGGCTTCCAGGTCATTGTTTTCTGGCCGGCGTCCCATCCATGAAGGATCGTTATGCCGGAAAGTGAAGACTGCCGGTTCGTAGAAACCGCCGTGTACCCGGAAATGTAGTGGGCGCGGGCGGTCTCAGTATCCGGCTAGTCAAGCCGGCAGGAGCCGGCGTAAAGGTGATCTGGGGCCAGGTATGGGTCACGCTGCATGTGCGTTTTCCATGGCGTCCGGCATGTCCCGTGGGAGTAGCCGGTCCGGAGCCTGGTTAAGCATTGGCCCCGTTGCAGAGCGCGGGGGCATGATCCTCAGATAGCGTTGAACGGGCGCTGCCGTCCGCGCAGTTAGACTCCGGCGGGGGAGGAAAGTGACGCACCCATGCGACCCCAGCCGAGGCCTAGGCCTGGTAAGTATCGCACCGATGCGGGCCCCGAGAATTCCCAGGGCCAAAGGATCCGCATGACGGGCCGGGTCGCTACCATGAGCTGGTGCTACCGGCCCGGACTCTTGAGGGAGTCGGTTGTGTCGGTTTCATGCGGTTGGTGGCCCCGTACGGGGCCGGTAAAGTGGCCCAGCTGGTTGCCCAGCTGGGTGTGTGCCTGGCCTATGCCAGGTCTTGTCGGTTTGGTTGGACTGTCAAAAAACGGGCCGTTTTCGAGGATCCGCTGAGCTCCCGCATGACGCGGTCGGTAGCGTGTCCCGTACTGGCGACAGATGGGAACATGTCCGTGTTATCAGATCATGCAAGTGCATTTTGCGCTTATTTCAAAAAAGTTTTGGGCGTGCCTTTTTAGGGGTCACGCCCATGTTTCTGATCATACCCAGGCGCATAGCAGCCTGGGTCGGCCGAAAGGCCGGTGGTAGGGAGGCCGGAGGACGCCGGCCAGGCGGTAGCCCCGCTAGTAGGACGCCTCCGATCCCTTAGCCACCGGTCAGCTCGTGCAGCCGGCGCGCGATCGCCAGGATCCGCGCAGCGTTCCATTGGCCTGGAGCCGTGTGCACCAGGAGCTGCGCAAGCTCCTTAGCCAGGGCCTGGATCTCGTCACTTGTTGCCATGGCGCGTGGCCTCCCGGACCAGGCGATCCCAGATCGCCACGGCGGCGTGACATTGGTCGCAGCCGTCCTCGTCGTGGGCGCAGCCGTCCTGGATGGGCAGCGCGATGTTGTTGCCGGCCTCGATCAGGCGCCGGATCAGCATGTCCTTGTCGGCCAGCTGGGAGATCAGTTTTCTTTCGTTGGGTTCGCTCATTTGGTGTAATGTCCGATCATGAATCCGATAAGGGAGCCGGTGATAGCGGCGATCGTGATGTGCGCCCAGGCGCGCGTGACCCAGTAGCCGGCCTCATGGGCGCCGGTTCGCGCCATGGAACCCATAATGTCGTCCAGCGTCGGGCCGTTGTAGCCCTCCATCTGTTCCTTGAGAAGCTTGTCGATGTATTCGCGGTGCATGTCCTTCACGGCGACATGTTCGCGGATCTCCTTGCGGAGAAGGTCGATCTCATGCTGCTGGATCTTCAAGATGTCGTCCTTATCCAGGAAGCCTGGCTTGTCGTTGAATTGAATCATGGCTGCTGCTTGCCCTCCTTGGCGGCGTTCCAGCGGTCAATCCTGCATTGGTAATCAATCGGGCCTTCTTCAAGGGCTTCACGCATCCAATCCCCGGCCTTGCGGAGCCGCTCGACCTCGGCTTGCAGTTCAAGGCAACGCTCGACTGCCCGACCAGCAAGGTCGTTGTGACCATCGGGCTTGATGCCATCGTCGGCAGTCTTGCTTCGCACAAAGTCGGAGGATTGAGCAAGGATGATACCCTTCAGCCGCTCGACCTCGGCCCGGAGGCGTTCAATCTCAAGGTCGCCGTGTTTGCACAGTTTGTCGATGTTCTCTTTAAGCCGCTCGACCTCGGCCTTGAGGTCGGCGTTAACCGCCAGGTGCTGGTCGATGATGCTGTTGTATTGCTCGACGGACTTGGCATGCCGGTCAACCAAGGCCTGGTGATCCTTGTGCGCAGCCTCCAGGAAGGCCTGGCGCAGATTGGGATCGTCCAGGACATTGTTGCGCAGCTGCGTGTTCTCGGCCGACAGGGTCTTGATCTTTTGATTGTTGGCCCGGCTGGCGGTCTCCAGGTCAACCAGCTTGTCGATCAGCTCGCGGATCCAGTCGCGATCACGGAGGCTGCGGTCGATGCTTCCGCGCTGCGGTCCGGTGTAATCAGCGTCCATTGTTGTACGGAGCAGGGCCGTCCACGATGGTGGTTCCGTCGCGCGTCTCGATCAGTTGCGACCCGTCCGGGAAGGTGCGGGTGCGCATGGCGACGGCAGCTTGGAGCTGCGCGAGCTGCAGGGCCAGGGACGCGACCTGGGCTTCCAGGTGCGTGATCCGGCCCAGGATGTGGCTGATGTGGTCGTTCAGTCGTTCTTGGTCGTTCATTTTTGGTATTTGTTTCGGCAGGAATTATCGGAGGCGTCGAAGATCCAGTCACGCCAGATCGGCGGGGTGTAGGCGCCGGAATTGAGCTCGGCACCGGCGCTGTCGCCGGCGATGGGGCCATCGGGGATGTCCAGCCACTTCTTGTCCCGGCCGCCCTTGGCGGCGGTGGCGACGATCTGCCCGTCCATGAGAAGGTGGTCCACCAGGCGGGCGAATTCCCCTGGGCCGGTATGGCTGAAGATAGGGGGGAGCTCGTTCCGTCGCTTGTAGAGCCCGGAGCGGGCGTTCTTGCTCTCCTGGGAATAGGGGTGGCCGGCGGCTGCAGCCTCGCGCAGGGCGGCCAGGAGCCAGGCGTGGTGCTCGCTGAAGTTGACATCGCTGTACCGGTCCTGGTCGGTGACATCGGCCAGGAGCCCGCAGGGCTGCCGGTGCAGGGTCATCTCGCCCTTCAGCATCTCGGGGTTGTTGCACTTAACGATGCCCAGCTTGTAGAGCATGTTGCGCTGGGGCTGGAGGTCCATGGCTGCCATGCGCCGGTCGTAATCCGGGCAGTGCCACATGCCGATGACGGCGCGGAAGGCGGCCGGCAGCGCGGAGCTGCCGCGGATCGAGGCCAGCATGTCCTCGCAATTCCGGATGGGTTCGTCCCCGGCCTTGCGCACATGGTGGGAGACCAGGATGGTCGGCATGGCGCCGTGGCCGCCCCTGACCTTGGTCAGCTCGCGGACGAATTCGTTGATGATAATCGCGGCGTTTTCCTCCCCATGCAGGGTGCTGTTGAGGGTATCCAGCATGAACAGCCGGAGATCCGGGATGGCTGCCAGCTTCTTGAGTTGGTCTTTCCATCGCTCGCTCGGCCCGGAGCCGCCGGTCTTCAGATCCTTTTCGACCAGGGCGAAGCTGCCGCCGGCCTCGATCAGCGGGACGATGCGAAGATTCTTGTGCTTCCGGCGGGTGTTGTCGGGGTCGATGTCGTTCATGCGCCGGCGCAATTCCTCGCCGTCGTCCTCGGTCGTGAGGTAGACGACGCTGCCGCCGTAGTTGACCTTGTGCCCAAGCCAGGTGTTTTCGCAACCCGGCGTCCAGGTGGCGACCTTGATAGCCAGGTCAAGCATGAGGAAGGTCTTGCCGGCGCCGCCCTCGGCTACCAGCAGCTGGTGCTTCCCGTCCATGACCAGGTCGGACACCAGGAACCGGCGGGGCTCGATCGGCCCGTTGTCCCAGCGGTTGACGATCCAGTCGTCCAGGTTCAGCTCCTCCTTCTTAGGGGCGATGATCTCCCCCTTCTCGGCCCGGTCTTTGTTCGCCAGCCCGGTGAATTCCGACCGGAACTTGGCCGGGTCCCAGGGCGGGACCATGTTGATCTCCATCCAAACCCGGGTCAGATCCATGGCCTGGTCCAGGGTGTATTCGCCCTTGCGCACCAGGCTGAGGTAATAGCCGGCGACCCGGCTGAACCTGGCCCACCGGTTGGTTTCCTCGTCGCCGCCCTCGTAGACCTTCTCGTCCATGACCAGCGGGGCCTTCCTTTCCAGAGATGCCGGCTCCGGGCCGTCGTCCGGGGCGTTCGGCAGGACCTCCACATCGGGCGCCGGTAGGTGTTCGGCTGCGGCGATCATGTCCAGGAGGCTGTACATGCGCAAGCTGACCGGCTGGATGGACACCTTGGTCTTCTTGCCGTTCTTGTTGTGGACGGATCCGGCGATGCGGACGGGCTGATGCGCCCGGCCGAAGGGATTGGTTGCCACCCCAAGCCCGAACATCATGTCGCCGCCGCCGCCCTGGGCGATGCGATGGCGCAGCTTGATCAGCATGGGGATGTCCTTGCACAGGTCGGTAAGGGTCCAATAGGCGTGTCGCTTCTGGACCCCGTCCTGGGTCATGCCACCGGAGTAGACGACCGCGGTGGGTTCGCCAAGGGCCGAGGCCAGGACCTCCATCTTTGCCGGGATGTCCCCGCTGTCGATGTCCACGACGATGGATCCGAAGGCGTAGACATTCTTGGACGCTCCCCTGGGTTCCGACAGGATCGCCGGCACGATGAACGACCCGATGCCGTTGTCGTTCCACCGGGTGACATGTCGGGCCACGGCCTCGGACAGGGCGTCCGTGTTGCCCTGGATGGGCGCCAGGTCGATGAAGATGTCCTCGCGGAACTTGCCTTCCTGGCTGGTGCCCTTCTCGCCAAGGCCGCGGAGGTTGATCCAGCCCCGGTCCGGAAGATTGCCGAGCACGACCGACAGGTAGGCGTCGATCGTTTCCTTTGTGATGTCGCTCACGGCAGCAGCCCGTTGTTGCGGTTCGGGATCTGAAGCCCGTTGGCCTTGATGAACCTGGAGATGTTGTGTGCGCCGACATCACCCAGGGCCTTGGCGATCTGGGCGTGGGTGAACCCCTTGGCGCGGAGCTCGATGATCTTGGCCTCCCAGCCGGTCTTGTCGTAGCTGTAGCCCCGGCGGTTGCGCCGGTTCTTCCAGCGGAACCCGAGGATCCTGGACCAATTACGGAGCGAGGAAGCCGACCAGCCCATCCATTCGGCCGCCTGGTTGATGTTCATGTTGTTGTCGTTGGCCCGGTGCATGAGGGGCAGCAGGGCCTTGATCCGTTCCATCCGGGCGTAGGTCATCTCGACGCCCTTGAAATTGAAGCGCGCGCGTTTCATGGGATGAACCGGCAGAAGATGGGGGTGCGCTTTCCGACATAGGCGCCGGTCACATTGAAGCTCATGTATTCCAGGGCGTCCTCCTCGGACATGCCGTCGCGGACCCGGAAGATCTCGATGCACTTGTCCCAGTCGTAGATCACGACCGGTTCCATGCCCTCGGAGATGCCGGCGATCGCGGCGTCCAGGCCGTCGGCGACAAGGACCTCGTCGCCCTCGCCCAGGTTTTCCGCGAATTCGTCAACCCAGGCCCGCAGTCGCTTGCCCTCGGTTTCCAGCTCCTTGATAAGGCGCTTGTTTAGCTTTGAAGCCATTTCGGTTTGTTTTGTTGGGGTTTGGTAAATGTCGGTTGTGTCCAGCACACGGACCTAAAGTCGCAAAACTTGCACCGGAAGTCGGTGGACTCTGCGGCGATCCGGTTCAGCTCAAGCGGCGACCCGGAGCTGATGACGCGGACGGCCCGGTCGCTGGCCTCCTGGGCTGCGCGCGCGTCGAAGGGGATGATCTCAGCATGGACCTCGCCGGTGTTCCGGTTCTGGACTGTGAACAGGCAGACCTGGAGCTCCATGTAGGCCATGTAGACCTGGGCCTGGGCGTAGTACAGGGGCTTGGCTACCTTGATCCCCTTCATGACGGCCTCCTTGAATCCCTTGTCGTTCAGCGCCTTGTTCTCCCAGAGAGCGGGCCAGGCGATCCCGACCACGCCAGGGCCGGCGACGATGACGCCGTCGATGTGGCCCTTGAGCTTGCCGCCTCCGGCCGAGAAGCCGAATTGCTTGCCGTCCTCGCCGGCGGTGAGCAGCTGGAACCCAGCGAGCTTTAGGTATTCAGCCATCCGGCTCTCGCCGTCGTGGCCCATGTCGAAGATCCGAAGGGTCTCCGGCTTGAAGTCGGAGTCGGGCTTCACCTTGTGGTACATGAAGCCAAGCTTCCGGTCACACGGGTCGCCCCACATGGAGGCGCCCAGGTATTGCCGGCGCTCCTGGCCGGCGCGCTTGGCGGTCATCGCGTCGCCAAGCAGGGAGACGACGAAGGCCGCAGGATTGGGGGCGTTGTCCTGGAACATTTACTTGAGGATGATTCGCTGGATGCGTGGTTCGTTGAATTTCCAGGTGATCAAGCAGGACGCCAGGTACTTGGTCATGCCGAAGTACATGCCACCCGCAAGTCCAAGCAGTGACAGTTGTTTGTCAGTAGCCGGCTGCGCCAGCCATCGCTTGGTCTTCTGGGCCGCGTCCTTGTTGCCGTACGCGCGGAGGAAGTCGTCAGCGGACGCCAGGGCCTGGAGCTTGTCCGGGGATCGGTTAAGGAGGTTTACCCGGGTTGCATCAAGTCCACCGATCGCATGCCACATGCCGTCGTGGTCGATGAGACAGGCCCAGGCGTCCAGCCCGTTAGCCATGGTGACGGCCCCGTCGAACATGTCCTGCCACCGGTAAGGCGACAATTCCATCAGATGGATCTCGGTCATGACGAAGGACTCCAGGGGGTCCCGGATCTTCTGGGACCGGTCCTCACTGTGGTCATGGCCGCAGATCGGGCAGATCTTAGTGGCAGCCGGCAGCTCGACGCCGCAGTTGGAACACGCCTTGGTAGCGCCATCCCTTTTTTCCTTGTCCACGCCGACAGTCGGATCGGTCTCGATCGATCCATGCGTGATCAGCGAGCAGCCGAAGTCCAGGACGATGCAGTCGGATTTTACCGCGTTTGGATACCTGGCCGGGTCCACTTTGCGCAGCCCGCGCCCGATCATCTGGATCATGGTGCTCTTGTAGCTGCATGGGCGCAGCAGCACGACGCAGCTGACATCCTGGCAGTCCCAGCCCTCGGTAAGGACCGCGACATTGACCAGCACCTGGATGGCCCCCTTGTCGAAGGACGCCAGGACGCGCTTGCGCTCCCCGTCCGGAAGGTCGCCGTGGACGATGTCGCATTTGAATCCGGCCTCGACGAAGCCTTCCTTTACATGCTCGGCGTGGGCGATGGTCGAGCAGAAGACGACTGTCTTCCGGTCGATCGCGCGGTCCTTCCATTCGGAGATGACGCGCTCGTTGACGGCCCGCTTGTCCATGATCTCGGCGACCTGGACCATGTCGAAGTCGTCGTTAGTGATCTTCACCTTCTTGATCTGGTCGTCGATGCCCAGGTCGATCACGAAGAACCTGGGCTTCACGAGGAAGCCGGTCTGGATCAGCTCGCCCAGGGTGATCACATCGGAGACATTGGTGAAGGTCTCGCGCAGGGCCTTGCCATCGCCGCGCTGCGGGGTGGCGGTGACGCCGAAGATCCGGATCGACGGGTTGATCTCCTGGGCGCGCTTGATGATGTTCCGGTAGCTGGAGGCAGCCACATGGTGGGCCTCGTCGATCACCAGGAGGTCCAGCTTGGGCATGGTCTCCAGGTTGTCCTTACGGCAGAGGGTTTGGACCATGCCGAAGGTGACGGACGGCGACCATCGCTTGCGGTTCGCCGTGTAAAGGTCGGTGTCCACGCCGGGCGCGACGGCCCGGAAGGTGGCCCGGTTCTGGGCGACGAGCTCGTCGCGGTGCTGAAGGATCAGCGTCCGGCCGCCCATCCTGTGGGCGACCGCGGATAGCATGACAGTCTTGCCGGCGCCGGTAGGCGCGATGCCGAGGGCGTTGCCCTTGGTCTCAAGCGCGGTCATGCAGCGCTTGACGAAGTCAATCTGACGGGGTCGGAGTTGCATGTCGGTATGCAGTGTGGAGGGGGGGCGTCGGGATAGGCTCGCCAACCGGAAGCTTCACCGATGAAGGCATGGTAGCCGGGATGGAACCGACTCCGTCCTTACTTTCCTGCCACGCCCCCTGTCCTTAAAGAGATCCGGCCGGGTTGCCCCGGCCGGTTTGGATCAGTACGGGTTGTTGCCCGAATTGTCCAGGCCAAGGTCGCCGTTGGCGCGCTTGGTGATCCACTTGGGACCGCTGGTGATCTGGTTGGTCGGACGCTGGGCAGCGATCGGAGACTGGATCGGGGGCTGGATGGTCGGCTGCTGGAAGGCGCCGAAGGCACCCTTGCGGGCGGCCGCGCCGTCGCCGGTGAGCTGGGTCCAGAGCTTCACAGTGCCGGAGGTCGGGGCGGGCGACAGGAATTCGGCCACCTCGTTCTTGTCGTCGTAGCCGTCCTTGCCCTTGGCGATCTTGATCTTGATCGCGACAGTCAGCCCTTCAAGGGCGGCGACCACATCGGTGAAGGTGGCGCCGTCGAAGCGCTGGTAGGTGCGGGCGTCGAGAGCGTTGAACACGCCGGCAGCCTCAAACATGCGGGTCATGGCGGCGAGGCCCATGGAGGCGCCGTCGGACTTGCCCTCGTTGCGGAGCTCCTGGTTGATGTTCCGGGAGTCCTGGGGGTTCATGACGATCGACCAGACCTTGCGGTTGGTAAACGGGCCGTCGCTGATCGTGAACTCCAGGTTGGCGTACTCGCCACCGGTGCGCTTGCTCTGCTTGAGACCATTGACCTTCACGACAGCGAAGGCGAGGGTCCCGTGGGGGATGAGGGAGCCGTTGCCGCTAGGCGTGTTGGAGGCTCCGGATTGGGGGGTGAACATGATGTTTCTTGGGTTTGGGTTTTTTGGTTTTTTGGTTTTTTATTTCTGCTGAGGCAGAGTGGTGACGATGTTGGTGTCGAGGCGCTGGCCGGTGCGGATCTTGCGGATCACGGCGTCGAGGTCCGGGGCCTCGATGAGGTCGAGGCGGCCCGACCGATCCTTGGCCGGGTAATTCCAGGGGTTCATCTGCTGGCACACCAGCCCGCGGTAGGGCTGGCCTTCCGTCGTCGTGAAGGTCTGAAGGGTCATCACCTGGTCGAAGATGCCCGGCAGCTCACGGCCGGTCTTGGAGCCCTCGATCTGCGGGGTCCAGGTGACGCGGTTGAGGTCGTCCTTCTCGGAGTCGAGGATGCCGACAACGATGATGGACTTGGAGGAGTGCTGGAGGTGGGTCAGCCAGCGGATCATGTCACGGCCCAGAAGTCCGTAGGCGCCCCGGTTGTCCGGCTTGCCGGTCTTCTCGGACATGGCCTCGGGCTGGATCTGGGACCACTTCAGCGCCTCGCGGGAGGCGACAGTGATGGAATCCACGAAGATGGTCTGGTACTTGGACAGGTCGATGCCTTCAAAGACCTTCTTCACGGCCTCGTAGGTGGCCGGGCTGTAGGCGCCGTCCCGGTCGGACGGATCGGGACCGCCGATGAACAGGGCCAGGGCCTTGGAGATTTCCCACGGGTGGGCGCCGAGCTCGATGGCTGCGGCGCGCACATCGAGGACATCGCCGGGCCAGTCCTGGATGGCGAGGGTGCCGGCTTCCAAGTCCACGAACAGCGTGGTCTTGGGGTCGAGCGTGCGCGCGAGCGTGGTCTTGCCGACTCCGGACGGGCCGAAGATGGCGATGTTGATCTTGGGTACGGCCTTGAGGCGGTCGTCAGCCTTGATGATGCGGATCATGTGTCGGTTTGGGTTGGGAAAAGATTGCAGGGGCTGGAGTCGAACCAGCGTGGACGGCCTTATGAGAGCCGGTGTCGAACCTCACGACGCCCTGCAGGAAGGCTTAGGCCAGGGTGATCTTGGGCTCGGTGTGCTCGACAGTCCGGGCCTCGTTCAGCGAGGCGATCAGAGCGTCGTCGGTGAGGGCCTTGTAGGTGGTCTCCTTGACGGAGAACTTGATGCTGAAAATCTTCTCGACCTTGTCCCAGGGCATGTCGGCGGCGACCGCCTGGAGGCGCTTGGAATCCCAGGTGATCTTGGGCTTGAGCTCGTAGTTGAGCTTCACGCCATCGACCTCGGCGGTGATGGACCCCTGGGTCTTGCCGGCGGCGTGCAGCTCGCGGGCCAGGGCGTCCTTGGTCCGGTTGACCAGGGCGGTGCTGATCGTGGCCTTGGCCTGTTCCAGCTGGGAGATCGCCTGGTCCAGCTTGCGGATGTTATCAGCGAGCTCCTGGATGGAGGCGCTGTTGATGTTGTTGTCAGTCATGTCGGTTGGGTTGGATGGAATTGGGGCCGGGGAGGATGGTCCTCACATACTCGGAAATGACCAGGGGCTTGCCCTCGCGCTTGGCGAGCTCCATGAGGATCAGCAGCCTGGACGACGGGATCGAGCTGCGCTCGGTCCACTTCTCGATCGTCTTGACCGAGATGCTGTGGCGCATGGTGTTGTTCAGCCGGCGCCACAGCTCGGTGCGTCCTCCGAAGCGGTGGATGATCGCTTTGACATCAAGCTGATACTCCATGGGTGAGATGAACCCTGCCCGGGCCGTCAGCTCGCGCAACCACAATTTGTAGGACTGTCAGCGATTCCTAAACACCCTGTAAATGATAGCACCTAGGACCGCAGCCGAACCGAAAGCCATGGCGATCGCGATGTCCCTGGTCGCCCTCATCGCCAGGGTCGCCTGGCTCAGCTGCCGTTCCGTGTTCTTGTCGTCGAACACCAATCCGGAATCGGTGATCAGCCCGGCCATCGCGTGGGACGATTGGAAGCTGTCGAGCGTGTACTGCAGCAGCCAGGCGGTGGCGCCGGCGCAAAGCACCGACACGCATGCCGACACGCCGACCGCGTAGATGTCGTTAGCGTTTCCGTTTTCCGGCTTTGGCTTGGGCTTTGGCTTCATCGAGCTTGGAGTTGAGCTTGGTCCGGACCATGGCGAGGGTCCAGTCGGCGACTTCCGGGGCCGCGTACGACAACGCGCCGACGGCTGCGAATTGAAGATGGATCGAGCTGATGTATTCCTTGACGACCATCGAGCTGAAGAATCCGACGACGCACGCCACGAAGATCCGGCGCGCCACATAGCCGACCGACTGCTTTTCCGTAGACATGACCAGGCGTGCGGTCATCGCCCCGGCGCCCAGGGCCGACGCCGTCGCCCCGTCTCGGATCACCTGTTGAACTTCCTCAGGATTGTTTGGCGTCGGGATGGGGCTCATTGACTGTGTCTCGTGCTTTGTCGAAAGCCACCCAGGCCAGGAGGCCGGCGGCCACAGCCATGGTTGATCCGGCGATCCAGGCGAACCATGGGCTGTCGATGATGTAAGGGACGGCGCCGGCGAAGGCCCCGGCCAGGAGCAGCGGGGCGCCTTTCTTGATGCTGGCAAAGGCCATAGCCAGGCCACCGGCGACGACCAGGACGGCCCCGGTAAGGGTCCAGATCTTGCGGTCACTGTCTTTCTCGACGCGCACGATGTCGGCCTTGAGCTGCTTGTTCTCATCCTTCAAGGCCTTGATCTCGGCGGCGTTGATCGCGGCTCGCTTCTCTCCGTCCTCCCAGTCCTTTTCCAATTTAGCCAGGATCTTGCGCGCGTAAGCGATCTGGTCCTGGTAGGCTTTCTCGTCGGCGGCGGCAGCCCGGGCCAGGGCGAAGGCCTTGTCGCCTTCCGACGGGGGTGGCAAGTAGGCCTGGGCCAGCTTGGACTCCGATCTGACCACGGCCGGCTTCTCGGCGTTGACCTCGATCGCAACCAGGGCGCCGGCCACCCGGCCGTCGATCTTGTCCTGGTTCTTGCCAATCTTGTCCAGCGCGTCGCCGCCAGGCGATGGCTGCGGATCCGGGGCCGGCGGTGTCGCGCAGCTAGCCAGGACCAATGTGACTGCCAGGATGGCCTTCATTTCTTGAATTCGTCAGCGATGGTCTTGGCCTTGGCCTCCAAGCGTCGGGCGCGATCGACATTGTTCCTGTAAAGGAGCACGCCGCCAACGGCACCGGCGATGAACGAGAAGGCAGAGGAGAGCAGGATCAGTGTGAACATGGTGCGATTATTTAGCCGGCTTTGCCGGCGGTTGGCGATAGGTGTATGGGTTCTTGGGCTCCCTCTTTTTGTCGGGTTTCTCCGGCTGCGTGGCCTCGATCGCCGCGTTGGACAGGGTCGTGTCGTTAACGAACATCGAAGCGGCAGTACCCAGGGTAGGATTGATCGCCGAAGCTCCGGCAACGATGGCGCCCTTCACCGGCGGGATGGCGGCCTTGACGGCAGCCTTGTTGGCGGCAGCCATGGCCTTGTCGTATTTCTCGTCCGGGCCGATCGCCGCGGTCGCGTAGCCTTTGGCGGCGCGCGCTGCGTTGATCGTGTGCTGGCCGACGACGCCGCCAGGGGGTTGGTCGCGCATGACGAACTTCATGGCCTGTTCGACCTTGGGTCCAAAGACGCCGGCGTATGACGCTGCGTCCATTAGCTTGGCCCACCACGGATCATCATCATGCTTGATTGAAGCCTCGGTCGGATACAGCTCCCTGCGGAGCTTGAACATCGCTCCAAACGCGAGGATGGCAAACGGCAGCATCAATGCCGGCGCGATCAAGCGCATGCGATCCGCTGCGGTGTAATCGCCGGAAGACGCGCTGCGCTTGAGGTTGTCGTAGATCCGGCTGTTGGCCTCGGCTGCGTAGCTGTAGCTGAAGCTCTGGAGCTGCAGGAACATCTTGCCCATGAGGTTGTCCTGGAAAACCGGCCGGTGCGCCCGGTTCGATCGGACCGCGGTTTGGTTGGTGAACCGAACCTGGGCTTCCTCGTACAGCTTGGACATCGGGCTGCCATCCGTCATCAAGGCCATGCGCTGCCGGGGGTTAATGGCCTGGAGGTTCTTCATCCAGGAGATGAATTGCTGGTGATCGGCCTCGGGGACGCCGAGCTCGATAAGGTCCTGGGTCGCCGACCGGCTGGCGTCCATGCCGAACTTGTTCATCCAATGATCCCCGGAGATCATGTTGCACAGGTCGTTGATGTAGCTGTGACCAAGGGCATGGGATGCTTGTTGCTTGGCGGTCTCCGTGGCATCCATCAAGTTGGCCTTGTAGATCCGGTTGGTCAGCCAGCGCATGCGCGGGTTCTGGTTGTCCATGCCAAGCTCCATGCTGTGGGTGGTCATCCAGGCATCCTCCAGGTTGTTATGGATCGTGCCGATGTGTTCGCCGTATTCCTGCCAGAAACTGTCCTGGTGCAAGGCGCCCAAGATCTTTCCGTCCTTGGCGAATTCATTCAAGGACCTGGTCCAGGTTTCGACAAACGCTCGGATCATGTAGAGCGGGCTGCCTGTTCTGACGCCCATGGAGACGGGCTCAAACAGGTTGCTCATGAAGCTCTTGCCCAGGGAGGTGGCAGCCGTGTACATGGCGACCGCGTCCATGAAGGTCTGGCCGGACTTGCCGATGCCGGGGGTGGCGACGCCGGCGGCCTGGCAAACCAGCTGGTGCATCTCGTCGATGACCTCGTGAGGGACGCCCTCGGCCTCCATGCCTTCGGCGTACCGGGTCCAGCCGGATCCGTCGGCGCCGAACCGGCGAGCTAGCTCGGCCGACTTGGTGGCCCCGCCGATGTAGCGGGTGATCACCAGGAACGGATCGTTGGACTGCCAACGGCGCATGATGTTCTGGGCCTGGCGACCGAACGCGCGTTCGCGCGCGGAGTTTTCGCGGCCTCCCGGGGTGGCCTTTTCAAAAAGGCTGCCGAATTCCTGGGCGCCCATGCCACGGACATGGGTGTTGTACAGCGCCAGGGCTGACGCGGCCGCGGTGGCGTCCAGCTCCGGACCGGACAGGGTCTTGCCGAGCTCGATCTTGTACGCGCGGGTGGCGTCGGCCAGGAACCCGTTGCGGTCCTTTGAGATCATGTCGGAATTGTAGACGACCGGGAAGTAATCCTGGATCTCGCCCAGCTCCTCGCCGGCGTCGGTCCGGTAGGTGTGCAGATCAGCCAGCAGCTTCTTGAGGTTTTCGGCCATCTGTCCGACAAAGCCGGTGTCCATGTTGCGGCGACCGGTGATCATGTCGGTCAGTTTCTCGTAGAAGGCCTCGCGCGTGGCGGTGTCCATCCTGGACAGGTGTTCGCGCATGGGCTCCATGATGTCCCGGAACCGGTTGGTGTACCTGGCCCTGGCGGTCATGATCGCCGTCGGGATCGACCGCGGGGCCGCGCTGCCCTGGCTGCCGGGTCGGTTGTGGATGATGTCGGCGACAGCCTGGATGGACGCCCCGGGGAAACGGCGGGCGTTCTGATGGGCTTTGACGCTGATACCGCTGAAATACCGGCCGGTGACGATGTCCCAGGCGCGCTGAGCTCCGGACAGCTCCGGGTTGACCGGGGCCGCACCAGGAGGAGCAGGGGTGGTTGGCGGGATTACCGGAGGGTAATTGGACGCCGGGCTTTCAAGGCTGCCGCCGACCTCGGATGAAACGCTGAACCTTCGTCCGGCTTTTCTGGAGCTATCTCCTTTCACCAAATTGTCCGGCTTCTGGCCCCATGCCTCAGCTTGTTTGGAGAATTTTTCCTTGTAGGTGGTTTGCTCGACGGGCTTGCCTTGTCCATCCACAGCAGGGGTGAGATCCCCGTTGGCGATCTTCACGGCCACATTCCCAACGGCTTTGTCATCACCCTCGGTAGATGCGCCCATCACCATGAATGTTCTCACCGCGTATTTGTCGCCGACTTTGTTCAGTACAAGCTGCATGCCGGTGTCGTTGTCGTACAGGCTGATCTTGTTGTTGTACTCAAACACTGAGACGGACCCGTTTTCCTGTTTTGATTTTTCGATCAAGTCGTTCATGGCCTCGACAAGGCCAAAATCCGGATTGTTTCTCAGTTGATTCAAACGATCTTTAAACGCTACCTCATCTAGCTTTCCATTGACGATGGACTTGGACGCAGCGTACCGGGCCGTCACAGCCAGGACATGCTTGATCATGTGTGCTAGGCCGAAACCGGCTTCCTCGCCGAACCCAGGATCGACCCCATCGATTACAGCATCTCCAGATCCCATGGCACCCTTCAATCCTGCGTATTGCATGCCCTTCTGGATGATCACATCCTTGCCGTCCAATTTGCTGACACCGGTGATGTTGGATTCTGATGCCGGGCTGTTGGGATCGCTTGAGATCTGGGAAGCTGCCTCGGCGTCGAGCACATAGAACCCGGATTCGGTGGGCTTCGCCAGCATCTTGCCGTATTTTTCAAAAGCCCCAGGGCCTTCAAGGATCGCGCGCAAGTCTTCATACATGATGCGAATTCGTCTTTCGACGCCAGGCGTGTAGTATTTAACCGCACCGGATTTGTTGGGTTTAGCAAGGGCATCCAAGGCCGCCTGGTCGATGAACTCGTCCGGCTTGATGACGGCTCTATCCACATCGGTGTTGGCCTTGGCTTCTTTCGCCCTGGCTTCGTTGACGCTGAACCGGCGGCGGGTTTCCTGGCGCTGGTTGGACGCGCCACGCTCGGCTTGTTTCTTGATCGCCGACATAGCCATGGCCTCGATGTCGGCATCGGTGAACGACCCCATCTTGAGCCGGCCGTTGCTGAGCCGGTACAGGGTGCGACGGATGAAGCCAAGGAACTTGGCCCAAAGCGACTGCGCCTTCTCGGCATCGGTGGCTGCGGCCCGGGCGTTGTGCACATAGGCGCCGACCTCCTCCATCAAGGTATTGGCAAACGCCCGTCGGTCGTATTCGTCGATCTCGATCCCGGTCCCGGCCGGCAGGAACACGGCGTCCAGCAAGGTATCTAGGTCCTCGTCGGACATCTCGTTTAGGAATTCCTTGAAATCCATGCCGACAAAACGGGTGTACCTGTCGCCCAGGAGGGCGACCGCGTCGGAATACCGGCCGTCCTGCAGCATGGCCCAGGTGGCCTGGAGGACCGCGCGCTTGGCGATCGGGTTGCCTTTTTGAGCGGCCTCGACCATGTCGTCAAAGAAGTCCGAAACGGCCTGGATGTCGTCGCCAAAACCAAGGTGCTGGCCGATCTCATGAAGGATGATGGCCTTTAGCTCGGTTTCGCTTTCGATGGTCTTGGCAAGAATGAAGGCCTTTCCGTCGCTATCGGCCCAACCTTGGACACCTTCCATCCCGGCGATGTCAAACGCGGTCAAAAACGGGTCAGCCTCTTTGAGGCTGTCCGCAAAGGTCAGCATGCCGGAGTCAACCATGGCCGCGATGATCTTGCGTCCAAAGATCTTCTCGGCCGCCTGGCGCGCCTTGACCTTGTCCATCTTGCCGTTGGCGATCCCCTGGCTGAACCGCTTGCGGCGGTCGCCGTATTCTGAGCCAGGCTCAAAGATGCCTGGCTGCCCGTTGTCTTCGTTGGACACGAAATCCATTCCAACCGCGCGCTGCGTGACTCCGGTGATCTCGCCGTTGTCGATGGCGGCCTGGGCGGCGTTACGGATCACGGCCCGGATGTCGCCGACCTTGTCGGCGGCGCCACCCCTGGAGCCAACGGCGATGACAGGCTTGCCGTCCTTGACCTCGATGCGGCCGTAGGCCACGACCTTGTTCCATGGCGTCTTGCCAGATCCATGGGACGCCGGCGACCAGTCGTTGTGCGTGACATCGGTCAGGTCCAGCTCTCCGTTTTCGTCCTCGTAGAACACGCTGTCGCTTCCGGGAACGGAATAACCGGGGTTCTCCTCCCTGCCCATGGCCTTCAAGTAAGGATCCTGTTCTTTTTCCTCTGGGACGGCGTTCTTTCGGATGTAGTCCTGGAGGTCGGAAACGCGGATCAGCTGCATGACCCCCTTGGAGTCAACCAGGTACAGGTAGCTGTTGTCGGCGTTGTCCGGGTTGTGGCCGATGTCGGTGTAATAGGTTTTGCGGGCCGGGGTCCTGGCCTTCAGTCGAGCCTCGCGCTCGCCGCCAGGAATCACAGGGTTTTCGCTATCGCCATAGCTAGCTGCAGTTTCATTCATGCCATGGACATCCTGGCGGTCGCGCAGCCACTGCTCCTGGGCGTCCATCTCGATCGTGTTGATCTCATTGCGCTGGTCATCGGTCATCTCGGCGCCGACCTTGGCACGAGCTTCAGCCGAAGCTGCAGCTACATGGGTGGCTAGCTGCCCTAGCTCGGCGTCGCTTAGCTGATCCAGGCCAAAGTCGTCCATGCCCTGGCGAACGACCTCTTTGTATTGGTCTACCAGGCTGGCCTCATAGCGGGTATCACCCTCGGCTACCGCCTCGTCTTTTTTTTTTGGGGCTCAGAGAGCCCCTGCTTGACGATGTCGCCGATCGAGCTTGGCGCCTCGGCTTCGGTCTCGGCAGCGTTCTCGACGCCACCTTCGGCGGCGTTTTCCTGGGGGTTCTCTCCGGCGTTGTAGCTGGAGCCGGGCTCCTTGAAGTCGCTGGCGTAGCCGATGATGTGGCGGCTCAAAGTGACTTCCTTGGAATTCAGCGCGTCCAGGGCCGTGATCTTGGTCGCGTTGGCGACCTTGCTCATGTTCTCGATGACCTTGATCGCGAGATCCATCGGCAAGTCAGCCGTGTAGATGAACATGTTGACCGCGCCTGAACGCTCGACGCCGGCTGCGTACTTGGCGAAACCGGTCTGCTTGTTCGGGTTTTCGCCGGGCAGGGTCGCGCGCATGGCTTGCATGACATCGCCGTCCAGGGGGATCGCCGCGACCGGGCGGTTGGAGTTGTCGGCCAGGATGATGCCAGGCTGGCTTTCGCCAAAGATGCGCTTCATCTCGGGCCCGGCGACGGCAGGGTCCGCAAAGGCCGGGGTGTTCTGGCTGACGCGGTAGGAGAAGATGCGCTCGGTCAGCGGGATGCTGAACTTGCGCGGATGCGGGGGGATCTGCTGGTTGGCGAGAATCGATCCGCTGTTGTTCATGACCGCGTACTTGGAGCCGGCAACAGCCATGGTGGACATGTACCTGAGATTGGCGGCCTTGCACAGGTTCTCGACTGCGTTGCCGGCGCTGAGGTCGGCCGGGGACAGGGAGCTCTTGCCGGACGGGTGGTTGTGGATGAACCAGACCTTGGCGGCGCCAGGGGTGCTGGCGGCGGTGCCGATCAAGATGCCAGGATTGAAGCCGGCCGAGGCAGGACCGCCCAGCTGGTGGACGGCAATCTGGAGGGGCTTGCCGTTCTTGTCGGTGATTAGCAGCACGATCTGTTCCTGGGGGCGCTTGCGCATGGCGGCCACGATGTGGGCTGCGTCGTCGTCGGTCTTGACCTCGGAGACGCCGGACATGACCTGGCCGTAGGTGGAGTGCTCGATGAACTGATCCAGCATGGCGTCGGACAGACCGAATTGCTTCATCTGCTCGCCGGAAAGGCGGCCGAACACGCCCGGGGTGGCGTCCAGCTTGGGGAACGCAGAGACATTGACGCCAGGCACCTTCTTGGCGCGGGGCTTGCGGGTCTTCTTGATGACCGGCTCGGCCGGCTGGGCGTTGTCCAGGCCGCTGGGGGTGGTGATCCCGGGCGGGTTGACGCGGGCACCGGCTTCGCGCTCCTGGCGGGCGAATTCAGCCCCGGCATTGGGATCTTCGGGGTTGGTTTCAGAAACCCCCTCGCCCTCCATGCCCTGGCTGACGACATCGCCAAGGGACTTGGGAGCTTCGCGTTCGATCGGGGCCTGGTCTTCCTGGCCCTGGTCGCCGTAGGAGGCGCCTTCCTCGTTGAAGCCAAGGCGGTAGCCGGACTTGAGGCGGCCACCCATGTTCTTGGTTTCGGGGCCATGCGGGCTTGGGTAATTCCCGTACATGTGAGCGGAAAGCACCTGGTTCGGGAAGCTCTGCTTGTTGTTGATGACATCCAGAACTTCGACCTTCTTGCCACCGACGCGCATGATGGCCTTCTGGAGATTGCGGACGGCATCAGATCTGACATCGTTGCCGGATTGACCGAACTCATTCGGGCCGACGCTGATGATCACGCGCTCGGCATTGGATCGCTCAAGGGCTGCCATGAGCATGGCGAGAGGGTTGTTCCAGGAACCGGCCTGGGCGTCCTTGGGCAAACCGTCCTTCCGCTTGTAGACGCGGTTGTCCATGGGCGGGTTGACGCGCTCGTCTTCGCTGCCGATGTAATCGCGATCCTGGCCTTGGGACGGATAAATAATGCTGCCAGCGGAAGACACATTCCGCATCTCGCCGATGCTCATCTGGACGACGCCGACCAACCGGCCGGCATTGTCCATCAAAGCAACGCCAGGAAGGTTCCGGAGAAGCGGCGGGATCTGTTCCACGGCTGACTTGCCATCGGAGATGCGGGGGAACAGGGCGTTCTTGCGGATCTCAAAGGTGCGTTCCACGACCATCAGCTCGGTGGTCGTATCCGAGCCAGGACGATCATCAAAGACGACAACAGGATGAACGGCGCGAGCATCGGTCTGAGCATCGCCTTCGGCATTGTTGGACATCGCGGCCGGCGTGTGTTCGACCAGCTCGCCGCCCGGGTGGAAGATGTACTTGGGCGTCATGTTGCCCTCGTGCGCGTCGCCGTCGGTCACGACCAGTGAGCCGCCGAAACGGAGACCGATCGCCTCGATCGACTTGGACAGGCTTTGGGCAGCCAGCATGTCGGCCGTGGAGAACCGGGTGGTGGTGGACGGGTGGTTGTGGACCATGTACACAGTCCGGGCGCCGCGCGTGCTGGCGGCGACGCCAGCAATCACATGGGGTACGAAATTGGTCGAGCTGATGGAACCAAGGGTGTGGCGCAGGATCTGGATCGGACGGCCCTGTCCGTCCAGGATGACAGCCATGAAGTTTTCCTGGGGCTGCTTGCGGAGGTATTCGTAGGCCAGGGCGGCCACATCGTCCGCGTTATCCATCGGGCGGTCCGGAACCATCATTGTGCCCACGATCGACCGATCCACGAACTGGCTTAGGATGGCGCGGGTGAGGCCAACGCGGGACAGGAGGTTGGTCGGGACGCCCTTGCCGCCGGCGTTGTCGCCGATCGGGCCGCCACGGGAATAGCGGCGGTTGCCGCCGGCGATCATCAGCTCGCCGTTCTGAATAGCCGATTCGGCCGGCTGCGCGTTCTGAAGGGGGGAACCAGCCATGGCCGGTTCCAGCTCGGGCTCGACCGGAGCTTCGGCCGGCTGTTCCTGGGGCTGCTCGATCGGGGCCGGCTCATCCGGGCGCTCGTAGGGGGTCGGGGTGTACGGGCGGCCAGGGTCGTTGCCGGTGTCGCCGTCGGCGCGCTGATTGGCGCGGCGGGCGGCCAGGGCTTCCGGGAAGTCCTCGGCCGGGTTGACGGCGTTGGGATCGGTTTGCAGCGGAGCACCGCGGCGGGCGGGCTGCTGACGGGCAGGAGCCGGAGCCGGGGCGGGAGCCTGGGCTACCGGGGCGGGAGCCGGAGCAGCCTGTTGAACAGGAGCCGGAGCGACTGGAGCAGGGAGCGGCGCGGGGGCTGCCGGAGCGAGGGCCTGGAAGGGGGCAACGGGAGCAGGGGGCAGCTGGGGCTGACTCGCCGCTTGAACCTGGGGCTGAATTGGGGCCTGGATTCCATAGGGTTGCTGCGGAGCCTGGACGACCGGGGCCGGAGGCGCAAACAAAGATCCAAGGCCGGCAGGGGCTGCGGGCTGAGCGATGCCAGGGGCCTGAGGGAAAGCGGCCTGGGGAGCCATCTGGGGGGCGGCAACGGGAGCCTGGGGCATCGCCTGGGGCATGGCCTGGCCGAAAGGCTGAGGCGCCAGCTGAGGAATCTGAGGCTGGGCAACCTGGGGCACCTGGCCTCCCAGGCCACGGGAGACAAGATCAGCCAGGGTCGTGGCCCCGGTGATCGCCTGGCCTTGAGCCTGGCCCATCGCCAGCTGGGGTGATACCTGGGGCTGGGCAAAGGGCGAAACGGCCGGCGCCATGGTCGGAGCCATGCCGGCGTCGTAGGTAGGAAGGCCGGCACCCAGGGTCGGGGATGACATCGGACTCTGCTCGATCGGACCCAGGCCAGCGGTGCCCATCCCAAATAGAGATGACAGATCAGTCGGCGCTCCAGCCGGCACGCCTTCGGGCCGGACAAACGGGTTCAGAATCGTGTCGGTGCCGCTGGTCGGCAGCGCGGCTGCAGATCTCTGCGCCTCGGAAAGCGCGCTAGGGGTGCTTGCGCGTGCGCTATCCTGGAGGGCCTGGATCGCGCCAGCTGCGATGTTGGGATCAATCCCTGAAAGCGGCCCTTGATCGGTTTGCGTCCGGATCTGCGGCTTGATGTTCGGGTTGATGTTGAGATTCCCTTTGGATGCCATGTTGAGAGATTTTTATTTTTGAGATGATGCGTAGGCAACGAATTTTGGTTCTACACTTAGTAGGACATCAGCGCCGTTTTTCGTTTTTAAGAGAGATGTACCTGTCGTGCGCCTGGTTGACGGCGTTGATGGCCCCTTGGTTCTCTGGATTAAGGCGCAAATACCTAGTGGCCTTCAGCAGCTCACTGTAAGCTTTTTCAATTTCCAGATCCAGGTTCCGGTTGTACTGGGCCGCCTCCTCCTCAAGGGATTGCCGGTTCTTCTGCATCTCCTTGAGGAATTTTTCCTGGGCCTGTGCGCTCGCTTCCTGGCGATTGCCTTGCTGGGTGATCGGTTCCGGGGAAACGATGGATTGCTGGCCTGGCAACAGGGTGGAATCTCCTCCGATCCTGGAATTCGACGGATCCGGGAACGCCTGGTTAAACTGATCCTCCGTAAGCGGCCTAAGTCTCTGCTCGATGTAATCATCGATCGTTCCATGGCCGGCCAACATCAGCTGTTCATCGGCGAATTCCCAAAGCTGCTGGAATGTGGCACCTTCCATGGTCTTCAGCTGGTTGATGATTTCCTCCTCGGTGACAGGCTTGCTGCTCCTGGATGCGATGGCCTTGGCCGCACCCGACCTAGCTTTCTGAATCAAGGCCGTATCTGGATTGCCGTGTCCGGTGATCAACCGCGTGATCAAGCTCATGTAGGCGCCTACCATGCCGGCGTCGTTTCGACCTTGGACCAGCTGTTTTTTGGCCTGGAGCTGTTCGGGCGTGGCGTTGGGGTCGTCCTCCTGGTACGAGGAAACCATCTCCCGGATCGAATCCCTGGCGGCATCCCAGGCCGGCGTGCCGGCTTGGATCTTACTGTCCGCGCTCTTGCCCATGTTGACGAAAACTTCGGTGAGGTATTCTTCGACGGCTTCTTTGCCGGTTTCTTCCAGGACCTTGACGGCCCTTGGAACAAGCAACCTCCTGGCAACACCTGGATTGCCTGTCTTCATGATGATCTTTAGGATCGAACCTTCCTTTGACCATTTTTCCGGGAGGTGGACCTTGTCCAGGATCTCGTTTAGACCAAAAGCAACGCCGGCTTCCAGGCCGCCAGCTACGCGCGCATGGTGAACCATGTCCTTCATCTTCCTGGAGAATCCTTCCGGGTCGGCTTCGGCCATTTTGACCATCGCATCGATCACATCTGCCGGGTCTTGGGTGATGTCCAAGCCATTGTCGGAAGCCCATTGTGTGACTTGGTCAAGGAATTCAGCGTCGGTTGACAGCTTGTATGTCATGGCTGCCGATGCGGCCTTTCCTCCTACCGGGCCGGCCGCGATGCTGCCAAACATCGACGCCAACATCGGAGCTGCCGTAGGAACAAAGGAGCTGGCCGTAGCCTGGGTCAGCTTTGACAAGGTTTGGTTGTCTTGATCGTAGAATTCCTTGGTCCTAAAACCGGAAATTCCCTCTGTTTTCCCCTTGTTCAGCTCAAAAGCTGTTTTCAAGTGGGCCGTGGCTTCGGATCTGAGATGTTCCTTGGCGGCATCGTAGCCAACCTGGCGGCGCTGCTCTGGGCTCATGGCTGCGAGCTGATCAGCTGAATACTTTGATGCGATGATCCCGTTGATCGCATTGGCTCTGTCAAACAACCCGGCTGCAATCGGGTTTCTGCTGCGCCGTTCCTCCTGGCCCCCAAGGAATCCTCCGGCGCGAGGCTGTTTCATCGGACCGGAAGCCCCGGCTACCAGGTCTCCAAGCTGTTTGTCGTCGTACTGACCCATCATGGCCTGACCAAAGTCGAACATGCTGTTGGCAATCATCGCGTCATAGGCGCTGTTCATGGCTGCAGCCCCGGATCCTACGAGAGTCGGGGCAATCGGCGCATTAAATTGAAGCATCGGAACGCCAGGCACGCCAACAGGCAGCCTATCCGGGATTACTTTGTCTTCCTGTTTATTGGTTGATTGCGATGAAAATGCCGTAGGGATCCCTTTCCCGTAATGTTGGTCGATGACATTCGACCTCATCACCTGGATCGCTTGCTTGATGTAATGATCCGGATCGTCGTCAAAATTACCGGCGTTAGGGTCGATTGAATGAATGTATTTTGCGGCCCTTAGAATCGATGGATCTGATCTGAATTTCTCGATGTCGTTTGGGTTGAATTTCCAGTAATCACCAGGGACATTCCCCTGCGGAACCACATAGAAATCCTGCTGCATGGACGATCGCTGACCTTTCTTGAATTGGTCTGGCGTCGTTTTGGTGAAACCCGACGCTGCCGGAAGAAGCATCTTGGGCGATCCACCCTTGAGAAAGAACGGGTCTGACTTGATGATCTGATCTCTGATCTTGAAAACATTGACGCCCGAGGCATCGGGAGATGCCTCAAACCCTGTCTCCCCGTAATTCTGCATCACATAGTCGAACCCTTCCTCGGTAGACGGCACCAGGATCTGCTCGCCTTGTTTTGCGATGTTCGGAAGATTGTAGGACAGCCGGGCCGTCTTTTTTAGCGACGGGAAATCCGGAGCTTGCTCTGGCAATTCATCCTGCTTGGCTTTCGCGTCAATCTCGGCCTGGCTGGGGACGGCTGGTTGCGATTGCTGGGTTTTTAGCCAATCGTTGAACGCGCCCATTATCGTTTGAAGAAGATGTCGGGATGATTCTCTCCTAGGGACTTGGTCGGATTGAAGATCCATTTACCATCCGGGCCGCGATCAAGCAATTCGTCCAGGGAGTACTCTCCATGGACATGTTCAAGGATGCCGGTTGATGGATTTCTGACCATCTTTCTGACAATCACAGATCTGACGCCAGGGTCCTTGCCCTGGTTCAAGGAATTGACGATGCCGTTTATCGATGACTCAAGCGATTGCTTGTCGTCAGAAATGATGACATCCGAATTGAATCGTTTGTCCTGGTCGGCGAACTGATTCATCATGACCTGTTTCGCCAATTGGAGGACCTGGGGATGGTTTCCGGGCTGACCAAGCATCAATCCAAGCTGATTGGCGGTGTCCTGCAAAGCTCCGGAAGAATTGCCGGATCCATTGAACAACGCCGGATCGATGCTGGTGGATGAATAGCCGTTTTTGTTGAGCCAATCCGCAAACGCAGCGGTCATCTTGTATTTCCGTTTTTCCTCCGGTAGATCCTTCTGGGCCTTTGTTTCCGGAGATTCCTCAAACCATCCACCAGGGAATCCTGTTTTGATTCCGTAATCAAATTTGTTGATGGCCGCATCCGGGTCATACCTACGACCTTTGACGATCGAATTTCGATCAGCCTTGACCCTTAGTCGTTCTTGGTAGGCTGCCACCGCTTTCTTCTGTTCCTCAGCAATCCTTTGAGCGTTGGCTGCTTCGGCCCTTTTTTGGGCTTCGGTGTTCCTTCTGTCTTCGGCCCGGATTCTGATCTGTTCCTGGCCGGCAGAATAGCCGGTGCCGTAATGCGGATTCAAGCTGCCGCCCAATTCGCCGACAAGGCCGGCGTACTCCTTGAAATCCGACGGGTCGCTGAACTCCCCGGTCGTCGGGTCGATCTTTGAAAACAGCTCGCCGATCCGCTTGTTGGCTAGCTGCTGCCGGATGTAGGCCTGGTTGCGCTGCTCGTTGTAGTCCTCCTGCTGGAGGCCACGGCGGGCCTCGGCGGCCTTGGCCGGATCGAGGCCAAAGATGTTGGCGATGTTGCCGCCAATCTGAGCCCAGGCTGCCAGGTTCGGGTCCTGCTGCGGGCGCTGCGCGTATCCGGAATAGTCGGGCATCGTTATCGGATCTTAGGGGTTGGCGCGCTGAACCAGCTGGCCGGGGCCACATAGCCCTGGGGCGCCGAGCTGAACGGCTTGAACAAGGCCGGCTTGTTGGCCCAGGCCAGGTGTTCCTTGGGCACATAATTGGTGAAGTCACCCTTGTAGATTCCGTATTCGCCGGTCGTTGGATTCAGCTCGGTAAAACCGCCACCTTCTGACGGGAAAAGCATGCTTCCATCGGTGCCGGTCAGCTGGCCGGCCTCGCCGATCTGGGACTTGGCAAGCTCCTCTGCGGTCGTGGCTCCCGCGCCGGATGCCGCGTACATGCCGGTCAGCATGCTCAAGGTCTGAAGGCCGGCACCAAGGTTCTTCATGCTGTCGCCGGCGTGACCGGCGTAATCAAGCTCTGGAGTAAGGGCCGCGGCAGATCCTGCCATGTTGCCGGCGATGATTCCCTGGCCCAGGCGCATGCGCGCGTTCTTGATGGCGTTCAGCTGGGCTGCGTCGCCAAACCCGGCGAGCTTGGCTTTGGCGGCAGCCTCCATGCCGGACGACGCTTTGCCGGCGGCCTTTCGGACTCCGGATTCATCTGAAACCACCTGGGACTTGTTGCCGTAGGCCGATCCGACATCAATCCCGGTGCCTTGGGCCTGGGCTGCAGCGGCAGCGTCCTGGCGGTCTTTGACGGCCTTGTCTTCGGACTTGATCGTGCTGTCCTGGCCTTCGGTGCCCAGGGATTCATTGAACAAGGTGTCAGCCTCGCTGCGCATCTTCTTTTGGCGCTCGTTCTCGGCTTGCTGGGCCTTGCTCATGGCGCTCTTGGCCTGTTGCTGCCCCTCGTAGGTGGCAGCGGTGCCCATAGCCATGGCTACATAGGATGCTGTTGCTGCGTCGCACATGTTAGCCTACAGTCCTTTCTTTGTCGCGAGAAACGCCGATGGTTCTGATGGGCATGCCAAAAGCCTGGAGGCCTGGGGCTCGTCGATCGTAGGCGCCGGCCTGGCTGGCCTGGCCCAGGAGACCGGTCGTGTTCTGGAACATCATTCCAAGCGGACTGACGCCAGGTTGTCCGGCTGCAATTGAAGCCCTGGACAGCGCGCCCTGGGCCGCAGCCTGGGCATCGCCGGTGGCGTTGAGCTGGCCGACCAGCTCGGATCGATTCTGTTCGATCTGCTGACGAGCCTGGTTCGCGTAGTCCTGGGCCTGGCCGGCGACGGCCGCCTTGTTCACATCCATCTGTCGCTGCATCTCGCCTTCGTTGGCTGCGCGCACGCTGGAGTCCGTGAGACCGGATCGCGCCAGGTTGTACTGCAGCTGCTCCTTGGTCTTCTGGAATTGGTCGTTGAGCTGAGGCATCGTCGTATCAAGCACCGCCTGTTTGCGGCGATCGTAGAAGTCCGGGTTGAACTGCTTGAAGGTGGAGTCGATTTTCCCCATGCCTTCCTTGATCCGCGCCTGGCGTGCTTCCTCATCGGCGCGAGCCATGCCTCCGTAGTCGGGCCCTGAGCTTGTGAAACACATGATGGTCAGTTTGTTTTCGTCGGTTGTTTGGTCCAGCAGTAAGTGAAGAATGTCTCGCCGTTCTTTCCGTAGCATGGGTGCTCCGACTCTTTGTAGGCACCAAGCGTTTCAAGCCAGCGATGAGCTTGATCGTGCGTGGACAGAGTCTTGCACTCGGCCCGTACAAAGTTTCCGGACATGATCGACGGGATCAGCTCGCGCATGACGAACTTGGTCATGCTGAACGCGACCTCCTCCCATCTGTCGGTGGCGAACATAAAGACGGAGAAAACTCCAGGCCACATCTCGTAGACGCCGAACACGCTGACGGGCTCTCCGTCGTCGGCCTTGACGACGAACCCTGCAGGATTCAATGACACCAGGGTCTTCGCCACCATCTCTGGGTCATCATCCCACCTGGTCGCAAAGATCTCCTCGCGATCCCTGGCACGCATGTTGACCGCAACATGCTTGACCGCATCGATTGTTAGGTCGGCCAGGATCATTTTACGATCTTCTGGGCGTCTTGATCGGTCGATTTCTTGGCGGCCGTCGTCGTGCCTCCGGTAGCCGGGATCGGATTAAACGGGGGCGCAGCCGGCGACTGCCGTGGCGATGTGATGCTGGTGATCTTGTCGGTGGCGTATTGCTGCGCGGCAGGAGTCATGACATTCACCACCGCTCCACCGCCAGATCCTGCACCAACAATGGTCGGCCTGGTCAGAGATCGTGTTGGAGGAACGGCACCTGTGGTCGAATACAGTGGCTGGTCGTGAGGGGTCGGCCTATCTGGGCTTTTTTGGCTTAGGATGCACATGGTTTATCCGGCTTCGTGTTTGGAGTGAAGGTCGTCGTAATGGACAAGGAGGTTTGCGATCTTGCAGTAGCCGTCGAAATCGCTGGTGAACTTGACGCCAACATGGGTTCCGATGCCGGTCGCCGGGATCTTGCCCAGCGCAAACGACGGCCTGGTAAATGTCGCGATCTCGTCCTTGGCGGTTGGGTTGGTGTAATCGAATCCAAGGCTGAGCAGCCATTCGCCCTCGCAAGTGATGTCCACCCCGTTGACCGACTTGAAGGTGCCAGGCTTGTTGGCGTCAAGGTACGGCAGCTCGACATCGACATGGCTGTCGTCGTATTCGACGCCGCTGAGGCCGCCGTACAGGTAGACAGTGTCGCCGGATCGCACATAGACCCGGTTCTTTCGGACGATCATGTCCGTGACCGGGAAGCCGGTCACATACTCGGTCCAGGCCGAGATCCCGCTGCCCATGAAGGACGACAGGACGAACAGCCGGCCGCCGACCGCAATCCAGTATCGGCCGTCCTGGGGCTCGATGATGGCCTTGGCTGCGTAGCGGGTGTCGGCAGACAAGGTGTCCAGGTGCTTGACGATGATGTCGTCAATCGGTGATCCGATGTCATTGGCGTAGGCCGCGTCGGTGTTGTCGCGCGCTTTCAGCGACCGGACGCCGTTGTAGGACAGGTAGAACAGGTCGATAGATCCGACGGAGATCACGGAATCCGGGGCGATGCAGCCGGTGTTGTCCAGGACCTGGTGTTGCGAATTGAGGTTCGGATCGGGGTCCAGGAACCACAGCTGGCAATTTCGCTCGGTGAATACGGCGACAGTGTTCTGGTAGACGCCGGCTCCGGTGACATCCTCGCGGCCCCCGAAATTGTTCGCCATGTCGATGAACCCGGAACCGGTGTCGTAAAGGTCCCACTTGCCGGCGTCGTTCAGCGCCGAGAAATAGATGGCAGATCCGATGCCCACATACATCTTGCCCTTGTAGGTGAAACAAAACGCCGGCTTCTTGCCGGTCACGCGCGTTGCCCCAAATTTGTAAGGCTGGTTGGGCCGGTTCGGATCAGTCACCAGGATCCAGGCCTGTTTGTCCTCGGTAAAGGTGCCTCCAAAAGTGAATTCGGTGATCTTAGGCAGGGCCGGCGTGCCATCGGACCCTCCTTGCATGTTGAACCGGCCGTACACGACGACATCTCCGCGCGTGTAGGCGAACACCTCCTTGCCGTTTTCCGACGAACCGGTGGACGCCAGAGCATGGATCGTCACCTTTGAGCCGGACCTTTCAGCCGTGTAATGGTGGGTCAGCCCATGGTCTGTATTGGCGTTGATCTCCTCGACGACGCGCCGGGCTACATCGTCGGTGCTTTCGTAGTAATACACCGGATTGCTGATCAGCTCCGTGGTCCCGACCTTGACGGAATAGATGCAATTGTCCCGGCCGACAAAGGTGTCGCGCTCCAGGGTCGGTGTCCAGGTGATGCCACCGCCGGTGGAATTGGCCGCGTAGGTGTAGCCCATGGCCTTGGCGATGTACCGGCCCGAATTGTACGGGCTGGGGACGATGGTCGTCGTGTCGATCAGCTCCCAGATCGTACCGGCGTACGGGGTCGGATCTGAGTCGAATTCGATCTGCACATAGGTCTTGTGGAACGACGCGGCGACCTCCGGGGCCGTGATGATGTTGAGGTTGGCCTTGTCCCAGCCCCCCTTGTACCAACCAGCCCACTGGTATTCGGCCCGGATGTGGGTCGTTTCCGAGGCGGCGTTGATGATGGTCGCCAGGGCGTACAGAAGGCGCTGGTTCGGGTCCTGGGCGCCGGCGACATCGTTCCGGGAGATCGTGTCGTATTTGACCCAGGAGGTGCCTCCAGGGGGCGAATACAGGAGGCAATCGACGCCGTCACCGGTCGTCGGCCCGGAGGCCTTCACATAGACCCCGCTGATGCCAGGGAACGGGGTCGGATGGCCTCCGTAATTCAACAGGTCGGGGCGGTTGAATGTACCACTGAAGCTGATCTGCATCAGCGCGCTGCCGTCAGATCCGGACAGGATGGTGAACCCGCCGTAGGCCCCCTTGTTGCCGACCGGGGTCGTGGACTCCTGGGCGACATTGGAGCTGATCGTGATCGGAGAGAGCTCGGACGACCCGTTGTTGTTTGAGGTCGCGTACTTGACGCCGTTGGGTCCGGTGATGGTCAAGACCGGGCCGGAGTTGGAAACCGAATAATCCTTGATCGGGTCGTTCCAATCCGGGTTGGAAGCAAACTTGGCTTTGGCCTCGTCGATCGTGGCCTGGATCAGCATGCGCATGTGGTTGGCGAACCCATCCAGGTTGCCCATCGTGTTGCGGACCTTGCCGTCAAAGAACGCGCTGATCAGCGTCCCGTCCAGGAACGGCAAGACATCGCCGTTGCTGAACTTGGCGATCGCGAAAGCCTTGCCGCCGTAGACAGTCGAGCTGACGATCCCGGTCAGCTGATAGCCGTCCGGGTGGACCAGCTTTTGAACAATCACGCCATTTACGATCGTGTAATAGGTTCTGAATGTTCTTACCGGATGCCAGTATCCATCACCAAGATTTTTTGCTTCGTAGCTAAATTTTTTCCTCAGAGTCCAACCAGGTCCGTCACCAGGAAATGACACATACTCACCATTGGATGTCGTAGGAAATCCGCAATTCGTGCTGGCTCCGCTTGATGGATCGCCAGGAAGCGCAGGGCCCCAATTCAACGATGGATTGTCTTCGCTTGGAGCGGGACCTGATGTTGGAAAGCTAACAAATTCTGAATGACCAGCTGTGACAATGCAGTCCTGGTAAACCTGGTATTCATAGGAAGCCGGCGCAAACACGACTACTCCATCTCCGGTTGCCTCCATGCCGAATGTGCCAGGAACGCTGGAGTAGGTCTTAAACGCCTTGCGTTTCTCGATCTCGCCGCCGCGCGTGATGTGGATGTTCTGGGCCTTGATCAGAGTCCCAGGGGACGAGACAAGGTCCGACCGGCGCGTGTCCAGGCCACCCTTGAAATGTTCGACGACGATGTAGGGCATCAGTAGGGCCGGTCATCCCGGACGAATCGACCGCCAACGATGCGTAGGCGCTCGGCGCGATCGACGCCGCCGCCGTAGATGAACCGGTCCGTCTTGAGCCCGAGGCCCTTGAGGCGGTTGAAATGGGCCTGGGCCTGGCTGAGCTTCGCCGTGGCGTCAGCTGCCTTGGTGCGGGCCAGGTATTCCGCGGCCGCGTACAGGACGATCAGCGTGTCGTCCAGGAGCGCGACATCGGTCGTGGCGATCAGCGGCTGCAGCTTCTTGATGGCCTTGAACCGCAAGGACTGGTTGTCCGTCGTGGGCACCGGCCAGACCTCAAATTGGTTGCCCTCGTAATGGCGCCAGCGGACCACGGGCTCGACCTTGGCGCCCATGTCGGAGTCGTGGTTGTTGTACTGAGCCGGGCCGATGCCGTAGTCGATCGGGTGCCAGATGTTGCCGTATTTGACATGCGCCTCGACGATCCGGTCAAAGTCGATGTCCGGGTCGAATGTGTAATACCGCTGCCCGGTGATCAGCGGTTCGTCCCGCTCGATCAGCGCAAAGGTCCAGTCAAAGTCGTTCCACAGGCGCTGCTGCGTCCGGCGCAACAGGTTGTCGAATTGCTCGATCGTGTTGACCCCCATCGCGACATTCGGAGATGCCCCGATCTCGGCCTTCAGCTGGTCTCGCAGGGCCAGCAAGCTGGTGCCCCGGGCCATGGCTTACTCGGCAGCCGCGGCCTTCTTGGCGGGCTTGGTCTCGGGTTCTTCGATGGAAACGCCGACTTCGGCAAAGGTCTCGGGAAGCTTCGGGGCCGCGCCCGGGTAGACGCGGGAGAAGACATTGGAGCCGTACTGGTCCTTGAGGCGCTGGATCTCATCCAGGTTGGATCTCTTGACAGTGGTCAGCTCTACCGGGTTGACGACCGAATCAGACCCGTGGATGTCCCGGAGGATCAGAATTTCGGCGGCCGTGACAGGGCGGGTGACAGTGTGCTGAACATTCCCGTTCAGCAGGATCTCGACGATGGCGATCTGCATGGTGAAACCAATCTGCACCGGCCTGGCGTCCGGGCAAAAAGAAAGGGGCCCTTGCGGGCCCCCTTTGTGTAGGATGTCCTATCCCTTAGACAGCCTTGTAGACGCCGTTGCCGTTGAGCTGCTTGGTGATCAAGCCGCCCGTCCAGGTCATCGCCTTGTAGATCACATACTTGTCTTCGGGGCGGGCCGGGTTGTGGGTCTTCTTGTCTTCGCCGTCCATCACATACAGCTGGATCGCGTCGGTGTCCACGAGGTAGCAGTAGTTGGTGCGGGTGCCGTCGCCGCCGGACTCGCCGTAGTCAGCGATGCCGTCGAGGGTCGGGTCGTAGACGAACTCGCCGATGCCCAGGAGCTCGGTGGCGCCCATGCCGACAGTGTTCGTGCCCTTGGAGAAGCCGGTCATGGAGTAGAAACCCTTGTTGTGGATTTCCTTCTCCAGCTTTTCCAGGAAGCCGGAACCGCAGAAGATCGTCGAGGGCTTGCCGCCGTAGCGCTTCAGCTGTCGGATCTCGTAGCGGAGGCCGTCGATGATGTTCGTCGAACCCGAGGCGTAGGTGAACTTCGCCGAGCGATTGCGCCAGAGGGCGTTGGTCGCGCGGGAGATGCCGCCGGTGGTGCCGGTGGCGTTCAGATCCGTGGCGCCGCCGGTGATGGCGAGGCCGGGCTTGATGAAGTTGGACAGACCCGGGACTTGCTTGGCGTCCTGGGCGCCGTCCTTCCACAGCATGTTGTTGAAGCCGCGGGCCCAGCCTTCGGTCATGTCGTCGAGCTTGGCCTTGAGGATGTTGGTGAGGACAGTGGCGTCGCGGCCGCTGTGCTTGCTGGTGTTCTCACCGGTCACGGAATCGGTGACGGAGATGCCATCGATCTTGAGCTCGGTCAGCGTCACAGTGATGCCGGAGTGGATTTCCTTCCAGGGGAAGAAAGCACGACGGGTGTTCTGCGGGTTGCTGTAGGAGACGACATCAGCGCCTTCGTAGCCGGCGATCTGCGGGAGCGTGTCCTGGAAGGTGAGGGGGATCGAGATGTCGCCCTTGCCGCCCGGGAAGGTCTGCTGGCGCTTGGTCATGACGCCGATCAGAGGCTTTTCCTGGATGGTCTGGGCGAACGCATCGGACTTGACATGGAAGTCGAGCGCCGAGGCGACGATGTGGTCGAGGGTGGAGAATGAGTTAGCCATGGTTGTATCTGGTTCGTGTTTGGATTAGGAGCCTTGCAGCCCCATCCGGACCAGGTCCGCGAGGGATCTGGGGGCCGGAGTAGTTGAGACGGACGACAAAGAGCTGGCTGGGGTCCTGAGCGGCATCGTCCTCCCTGCGAGCGGCCTCAAGCGCGCGTTCACATCGGCCAGGGCGCGTTGTGCGATCTGGATTGCGTCCGATGGATTGCGAGCCGGCTGCATCGCCAGGAGAGCCTTCACCCGGTCCTGCACCATCTCGTATTTCTGGGCCCAGTCGGGGTCCTTCGCTCGCTCGGCCTGTTCCCAACGCATGACAGCCGCGACCATCTGATTGGAATTATCGGCCGCCATCTGTCGGGCGACCGCTTCCTGTTCAGCCTGGATGCGCTGCTGTTCTTCCAACTGACGGGCGTATGAAAACTCACGCTCAGCCTCAAGCTGCGCGAGGCGCTTCGCGGTCTCCGGATCGGTCAAGCCCTCATCGACCTTGGCCTTGAGCTCCGGGGGAAGTACATCCCCCGTGAACCGGGCCAGGTTGTTGACATAGCCCTGCAGCTGCTGGTAGGCGGCCGCCGGGTTGGTCTTCATGAGTGCCATCACAGTCATGCCTTCGGCCATTTCCTGGGGGGTCAGGCCGTTGGTCTTCATGAACTGCGTGATCTTTCCGTACTGCTCAGCCGCCGGCTTCAAGCTTTCGCGTTCAGCGATCATCGCTTTCCATCGGGGGTGGTTGTGGAACGGCAAGTCGGGCTGCGCTTCGGGGCCATCCTTCTGCACCTGGCTGTCCTTGCCCTGTGCATCGTTAGGCTGATCCGGCGCGGGATCCGATTGTGCCTTCGCGAGGGACGAATTCGCGGGATCCTTGGCTTCAAACGCCGTTTTCACGACATCAAGCAAGCTCTCCTTCTTAGCGTCCTTGTCGGCCGCCGGAGACGAACCGGTTGCCACTTCGTTTAGCGTCGATGCGTTCCCCTGGGCGGTCCCCGTGTCCGCGGCAGAGGATTGCGTAGCCCCAGTCGAAACCGGGGCCGGGTCGTTTGTGGCCGCAGCGGACGAGGCTGCGGCGGGGTCAGTTAGCGTCGGGTTGTCCACGACACCGATCTTTCGTCGGTGCCGTGGCTTTGCAAACCCGCCACTTCCCCCTTATTGGGGGGCCGTCGGTAGCCCGTATGTCTTGGCCTGGGGCATGTTCGGGACCCCAGGAGTGCCGCCGGCGCCTACCGGAGCACCAGGCGCAGCCGCCTCGGGACCAGGCATCGGAGCCCCGCCCTGGGCCGCCGGGCCGCCAGCCATGGCTGCCTCGCCCATCTGCTTCTGGGCGTTCTGCTGCACGATCGACGGGATCGCAGCCTTGACCGCCTCGGTGAGGTCGATGCCGTCGTCCATGCGCTTGATGGCCTCCTTGGCAAGCCAGGTGGGGTCGATGCCAGGGATCTGGATCAGCAACGGCGCCAGGCGCTCAAAGTTGCCGATTTCCGTGGCCTTGTTCGGGCGACCGGAGCTTCCGGCCTCGATCTCCAGGTACAGCTCATCGGCGATCTCCTGGGCAGAAAGGGTCGGCCAGGATGCACCAGGGCCGGCAATCTTGCTGGCGGTCATGGGGTCCATGAGGGTCAGAAGCACCTGGCTGGCGGCCTTGGCGATCTCGGACAGGAATTCGTCCAGGTCGTCCACATGCGAGCCCAGGGAGCTCATGCGGCTGGATTCGGCCACCGAGACCTCGGTCGCCGTGTTGCCGGTGCCGCCGCCCAGGTTCGCTTCCTGGCTGCCGACGACGCGGAACATGTCCTCCATGAACATCGAGGTGTCGTACAGCTGCGGGTCGATCGGGATCGGCTGCATCGGCTGGATCACCTGGTTGACCGCCTGGCCCGGCTGGAGGCTGTTCAGCTGGATCACCTCGTTGGGCTGCCGGTCCATCAGCTTCTTCACATCGTTTTCGGACAGCATGCCGATCGGCGTCACATACAGCGGCCGGTTGGCGTTGCGGTGCTCGCGGAGACGCTGGCGCGCGAGGTTGTATTCCATCTGAATCGGCTTCAGCAGCCGGACATCGGACGGCGGGTAGATGTCCCGGTCGTTCTCGACCTCGTTGAACAGGAGGCAGAAGAACGGCCAGAACCGGCGCAGCTTGATGTCCGGGCAGCTGGGCTCGACCAGGAAGTCCGGATAGCCGTCGGCGATCACATACTTGAGGCCGTCGCGCTTGTTGTAGACCTCCCAGATCCGGGCCAGGTCGTCGCTCGTCTTCTCGGACAGGCCGGACTCCGTGATCTTGTGCTCCTGGCGCGTGTAGGTCGTGCCGAGGTCCACGCCGTAGACCTCCTTGACCTCGTTGCAAGTCAGCAGGAATTCCTGGGCGACCCACTCGGCCCCGATGAATCCCTGGAGCTGGCGGCAGCGCGTGTCCACGATGATGTTCTGCGACTGCGGGAAGTCGAACACCAAGCCCTCGTCGGTGATCGTCTCGCCTTCCTGCTGCGATTCCTGGAGCTCCTTCAGCAGCAGCCGGAGCTGTTCGGCCTTGGCCTGGTTTTCGTCGAACTTGCCGTCCTGCTGGTCCAGCATCAGCCGCTCAAGCACGCGCAGCTGCTCGGTGATGTCGGTGATCTTCTCGACATCCTCCGGGCGGTTGCCCATCACGCGGTGATAGCCGATCTTGACGAACCCGACGCCGGTCACGCACACGCGCCGGACAAGCTGCTTCATCTGGATCTTGAAATTCTGGTGCTCCAGGGTGTGCTTGAACACGATCTCCAGGGTCTCGGCGACCTTGTCCAGCTTCCGGCGCTTCTCGAAACCCTGCTGCACATCCTGCATGAGGGCCATCGACGACGGGTTCGGCGAGCCGAGCATCATCAGCGACTGGTCGTTGGCGGTCTTCGCCATCATCAGCTCGCTGGCGTTGCCTTCCCAGATCTGGAAATCCATCACGCGCCGGCGCTTCGCGATCGCCTTCGGGTTCTTCGCGTAAAGAGCCGCCACGCGCGTCTGCACATGCCGCTGCGCCAGGTTCGCCACATAGCGGTCGTCGTCGCCGCGGTGGAAGGGCCACTGCTTGCCCATGTAGAAATCGCTGTCCTCCTTCATCCGGCGATGCGCGAGCTCCCAGTGCTTCTTCGCGCGGATCACCTTGTCCGTCCATTCGCGCACCAGCGCGCGTCTTGACGCCCGGAGGTTCTCGTCCGGCTTGCGCTTGATGCCGGCCGGCCGGACCTCGCCCTCGGTGGCGTCGTCCGCGTCGTATTTGTCAGTCTCGATGGGTTCGTTGTTTTCCATGATGGTAAAATCGTCAGCTCCAGAACATCCGCAACCTGTTTTCGCTCCACTCCCTCATCTTGGAGGAGTGCTTCACCCAGGCCAGGGTGCCCGTCTTGGGGCCGGTGGGAGCGTTGACCTTCTCGCCGGCGGCCACCTGGAGCGACAGGCCCATGCCGATGTGGGAGATCCAGTCCACGAAGTCGTCGTGCCGGGCCGACGGGAACTTCAGCAGCTCCAGCTGGGCGTCGTTCCACCAGGTCGTGAACTTGGGGAAGTACACCTTGCCCATCGCCATGCGGCCGCGGATCGCCTGGGCGCGCGTCTGCTTGTCCTTGGCCGGGACGACCTCGTCGATCGCGCAGTAGATCCGCTCCTCGTGCATGCGTTTCCGCAGGAACGGCCCGATCGCCTTGGAGATGTGACCATGCTCGGCCCACCACAGCAGGGGCTTGTTGCGCCGGAACTGATCCAGCAGCCCGTCGCACACCGCGTCGGTCGCAGCCCGGCGCCAAAACAGGTCCGGCAGGACCCAGATGTTGTCGTCCTCGTCGATCCCGACGCAGCCCAGGCATGTCCGGTCCGCGTCCTGGGCGATCGAGACCGCGTGGTCCGACGCCCCGTAGATCCGGAGGTTCGTCGGCAGATCCGACGGGCTGTCGTAGGTCTTCAGCCATTCGCGTTTGAAATAGTCGCCGTCGTCCGGCGTGGGCTTGCCCTGGTACAGGGCCGAGAAACCGCGCGGGTTGATCCGTCGCTGGGCCTCCAGGACCGGCAGCGGAAACCGCTCCGGCCACAGGGCCTCGCCGGGCTTGCGGCCCATCGCGTCGTTGTCGTCCGCGATAGCCGGCAAGGCCAGCAGCTTCCAGCTCGACGCCTCGTCCGCGTTGAAACACGGGTTCTTGGGATCGGTAAGCCGGCCGATAAGGTCGTCCTCATGCCACCGGGTCATGATGATCACGACACGCCCGCCCGGCATCAGTCGCGTCATCGCGGCCTCCGTGAACCAGGACCAGAGCTTGTCCCGGATGTTCTTGGAGTCGGCCTCCTCGCGGTCCTTGATCGGGTCGTCGATGATCAGCAGATCCGCGCCGCGACCCGTCAAACCGCCCCCGCGGCCGACGAAATTCAGCATGCCGCCTTCCTCCGTCTGCATCTTGTCGCTCGCCTTGCTGCCCGTCCGCAGCTTGCAGCCAGGGAAGATCTGCGAGAATTCGTTCGATGTCATCGTCGCGCGCACCGACCGGCCGAAGTCCTGGGCGAAGTCGTCGTTGTAGGTCGCGAAGATCATCTGCCGGTAAGGGTCCTTGCCCAGGAACCACGCCGGGAACCGCCGGCTCGCCAGCTCCGACTTCCCGTGGCGGGGCGGCATCGTGATGATCAGCCGCGGCATGCGCCCGGCCTCGACCTCCTCCAGGGCCGCCGCGATCACCTCGTGGTGCTTCACCGGCTTGTACCGGCTCATGTTCGTGTCGTCCGGGTTCTCCGGATCGGGCAGCGTGAACTTGGTGAACTCCATGAGGCTCGCGCGCGCCTTGCGCGTGCGCAGCAGCCGCTCCGCAGCCATCAGCTGCTTCAGCTGCTCGTCGATCGGATCCTCGCCCTTGCTCATGCGTAGAACCACTTCCGGTAGCCGGCCTTGACGAACTTCACCATGTAGCCGCCAAGCGATCCGCTGATGGAATTGTTGCCGGTCACGACGCCGTATTGCCCGGACCACCCGTTGGTCGGATCATCCGTCACGATGGTGATCTCGGTGCCGTCAGGGAAGGCCACCACGCCGTCGTCCGGGATCTCGATCGCGTTGGTGTAGGTGCCGCCAGGCACATAGACCACATTGTTAGCGTCACCAAGCTGCAGCTGATCGGGCCAGCCCATGCCGCCGGCCGTACGAACAGTCATCGGTCCGGCCGATGCTCCGGCTGG